TATTTCAACTCTTGAAACTGTGCCACTGAAACAGGCATATTTTCAGCACCTAATATTTCCATATATGCTTTGAACTGCTTTGTATCATCGGCTCTATTATTTTTCTTAATATCATCTAATCCTATCTTCTTCCTTGCCTCTATTTTAGCATCTTTTTTAGGATCTATCCACTCTTTTGTCCAAATATTTTGTTTTTTTCCATCCCCTGGATAATAATCTACTGTACACCTACAATATCTATGTCTGCGGTATACATCTTTCGGAACATCAGGGTAATTATATGTACCTACTATTTCATTGCACCAATCACAACATTTCCCTGTAGACCTTCTAATTATTTTTGGCTGCAGTCCTGCCTTGCTGTGGAATTCTGCATTTGTCCGAATAGTCTCGTCAATGATGCTCTGGCTGAAATTGATAATCGGTTCATTCAGAATCCACTTGATGGCATTAAAATCATCCTCGCTAGAAATCCGATTAATAATTCCATCTACCCTACTTTGATTAAGCTCTGCTTTTTGCCCTTTCATCTTCAATCCTGCGTTATGATTTAATTCTGTTTGAACATCAGCAGCATAACCAGAAATCAATTCGTGATTCTTACCCATAGTTGAATTAATAATCCTATCCGCTATATTGAAATACATTTTACCATCCGGGAGAACTTCAGCTGTTATATTTTTACCCAAAACTTCTACTAATATTTCTCCAACTTCAATTGCAAAATCATTTGCATTTTTATATGTTGCCGTTTTATCATTCAATGCTTGGATAGCCTTTTTCAACACTTCACTATTAAATGTTCTCTCGTCAAATTCTTTTTCAATCAGTTCTAAAAGTGTAGGAACAATGTCTTTATCCATTATTCACCAGCTCCCTTTATGCCAGTTAAATCTCTTATAGTTCCACTATCTGCGTAACCAGGAATAGCTTGATTCAATTTTAGTATTCCGTCACCTACTAATGTTAATGTACTTACATCGGCTTCAAACAATGGCTCCCATTTTGCTTGTGTTAAGTAAAATTGACTTCTTAAATATGGATAATCATCTCTCAAACAAGCGCTTAAATAACCAACATTTAGAAATCCAGAACTTAAACTTCTTTGAGCTTTTCGACCTGCAAGCCTTAAATTTTCGTGACTTGCTTTGATAGCTTCTACTGACGATGGATTATCTGAAACAAAACCTAAATCATCTAGTGTTAAACCTGTTTCTCCAGCAAATCCTGCAGCTGCTGTCTTTAGTTGCTCAGTAAACGGTGACATGCTTGGAGTGGTGAATTGTCCTAACTTCGGGGATTCTCCTTCTTCATCTTTGGTAAATTGGAGCATGCTTGAAATTGTTGCTTTCCATGTTTCCAATGGCTCGGCATCTTGACTAATACCAGTTACATACTTTTGCGGGAACGAATAAAATTCTGCTGTTATATCAGCTCTCTCAAGTGTTCTTTTTGCATATCTTTGGTAATACATTCCTGCTCTTGTTATTCTACTTCTACCAAATGGTCTTACTGCATCAGGTCTATGAATAATCGGAACCAGTAACGGATATTCAACTTTGTTTTTTATGCTATTTTTAAATTTTCCGTCTTTGTAATAATCAGTTTTTCCTTTAACAAAATGAGCTTCTAAACTTGGATTTCCTTTATCGTCCCTTTCAAGAACTGCATAACCTTCGTTGAGTAATCCAGTTATGGGATCTATTATTCCTGTTGCATTAGACCCCTCAATAACTTGTAATCGTGGGATGTCACCTTCGCCTTTGGAGATGTAAACAAAACAACATGATGATATTAATGCAGAAAGTACTGCGCTATCAAAGAATATGTCAGGGCTATTCATGTTAAATATTTCGTTGATTTCAAAGTTGTCATTTTCAAATTCCCTAAAAACTAATCTATCTGCAAGACTATCAACGGCTTTTGCACACCATCCTAATACTGCTTTATACCTTATCCTTAGTTCAGGTGGAATAGTGATGCCGACATCTGCATCTTGGTATTTCATATCATATTGCTTGTACCTTAAATTCACTCTATCAATGTGTTTATTTAGCTTTTTTCTTAAATATTCTATGCCTTTCATAAGTCCTCCTTTCTATTCCGTGAGAAAAAATGTACAATAAACGACATGAAGGTCGCTTGCACCCATTGGGAGGGTCATACCCCCCTATATCTTCCTCTAGAATTGTTTTGTTTTGATTAAGTATATATCTATGCCTCATTCCCTTAGCCCTTATACTCTACCCAATTAATCGTCTGTGGAAGATTTCTATTTCCCAACACTTTAGGTTCTTCTTGTGGTGATATAAATAACTTATCTGACTTCTGTCTATTGCAAGTCCAATGCGCTAGCTGCAGGTTCTCTATGTCAGATGGATGTCCACCTTTTGAAACAGGGATGATATGATCAATGACAGCACTTAATGGATCTGGAGTCTTTATACTAAAGTCTACTGCCCTACCACATATACCACAAGTGTTCTGTGTTTTAAATATAATCTTTTTATTTTTTTCATAAGCTCCACGGTGTCCACCTTGCTTGTCTAATCGTATCGCCAATAGCCTCACCTCATTTGGATAAAAAAAAGAACCTTCGGCTTAGGTTCTCTTTAGAATATATTATTTTATTGATTAAATGCATCTGGGTAAGTAATTGAATTAAAGATTTCCTCTGTATCCGCATCTTTAAAATTCACTATTACTTTATTATTATCTGGTTCAACACCTTCAAATAATTGATAAAACATTGATTGAAATACTATTCCTAGTACTGCAAATCCATCAAAACTATTTTCAAACTCATCCTTGTTTACAACTATATCAAATTCTGAATAGGTCTTATTTGACTTTATATCTTTGATAGAAGAAATATCTTCATCATTTATCAATTCATCAAAAGAATCAAGCATAGCATTTTTCATATCATCTAATAATTTTTTGTGAGTATCTTTAGACATTGTATAAGTCACGGACCCATCATCGTTTAACTTAACTTCTTTTACTCCTTCTTCTTTTGCATCTTTCGTAATTTGTTCAATGTCTAGCTCTTCTTCGCCATCTAGCTCAAAAAAAGAAGCTGGTATTGTTACCTCTACGTTTGTAAGCTTTTTATCGACCTCAATAGAATCACCCTTACTCTGGTTTTCTACTTCGTTTTTACCTTGGCTTTCTACTTCGTTATTTGTATTATCCTTGCTACATCCTACACTTGTAAAAAGTAACGATAATACCAACAATAACACAATTCCTTTTTTCAATATTATCTCCCCCTTTGATATATTAATTCTACAATAAAGGAGAAATATCTTCAACCTTGAAATTACAAATTATGCCAAATACAAAAGCAACCAAGGAAAGTACAAGTATAAACTCATAATCCTTTGGCTGCTTTTAATATACTTTTATTGATAATATCATATTACTATAAGATTTTAGTACATGCAATGGCACGAATTATGCACGAATTATGCATTTATTACCAAAGTTCCTTTATGCTTTCAGGGAACAATATAGTTTTCAACTCATTTATAAGTCTATTCCTGTTTCTAGTAATAGTTGATTGGTCTTTCTCTAATATTTCAGCTAATTCTTCATCTGTTTTTGCCTTCTGCTCTAAATACTTTAATTCAATTATCTTAAAGTATTTATCCTCTCTTACTTTATCTAAGGCATTATCTATTCTTGCTATATCTCTTAGGGTTTCCGCTTTTTCAACTCTGTATTTTTCAATTAGTTCAACATATCTATCTCCTGCTGTCACATTCCCCGATGTTATACTAAAAAATACAATAGATTTAGACTTTGATGGTAATCCATTTTCCTCAATGTATTTTATGTCCTCGTCTTTCTGCTTTGCGGCTAGCTTTAGTTTTTCATAATTATAAAGTATTATCTCTGTCTTTTTATAGAAACTTAAATTACTTTTTATAAGCCTTTGTTTTTTAAATTGTTCTATAACCTCAATAGCTGTTTTCTCAGATGTCTTTTTAATGCATGCTTCAATTTCCTTTTTTAACTGCATCATGTCCCTCCTTTATACGCCGTATAATACTTGATATGTTCAGTTAACTGGAATAAATATAAGTCTGTACTTCTTATAGCTACCTTTAATATTATACATATATTCTGCTAAAGCTTCAGGGAGTTTTGTATATGCTCTTTCCCCATCATAATTAATTAGATGAGGCCTACGCCTATGGGCAAACTCTATAATATCTTTATCCCCGATAACTTCAAATTCTCCTTTTAACAATTTTACTTTGTTTAATTTTCCAAACATTTCATATTGAGTGATTAGGTATTCCACTTAATTTCCTCCTTCAATCTCAATTTCTATTTCAAACGGCAAACCTTCGCTCCCTACCGTCATATATTCTCCAAAGGTATTCATTAGATTGTAAAGTTGAGTTTTATAATATCCATCCTTATCTATTCTTAAAACAAACTCTATACCTTTCCCTCCAGATTCTTTAATCTTTTTATTTAGTTGGTCATGTCTTTCTTTTAATATTTGTATGCCAAAGTCAGTCAATTTAACCTTTACTTCATCGTTTATGTTAATTTTAAGTATCATCTAAAATTCTCCTTTCTTAATTCACATAAATTACATTATGTTTAATACGCTCTCCCCTTATCTTTTATAGTGCATCTAACATCTACATTATATTGATGGACCTTGATCTCTATATCAAAATAGTCTAGGCATTCAACATTTTCAAGTTTATCTAATGTACTAGCTATTTTATTATTTATTAGCTTTTCTATTTTGTCCCTCTTGTTCTCCATGGCTGCCTCCTAAAGATTTAATCTTTCCTCTAATCTTTTTATTTTATATTCCTTATGTCTTTCTACTGCTTCATGAATACCAAATAAAATCTTCATTTGAGCCAACATAATTTCAACATCAGCTATTTCTTCAGCTATTTCTAATCTATTATCTTTGCCTCTGAGACACTTTGAAAGTTCCTTTTGCAACTCTGCCACTTCCTCAAATACCATGACTATTTGAAGTTCAGTTCCCCATTTATCTAAAGCTCTTTTATATATTTCTTTTTCTTTTGCTGCTGCTTTTATATTTTCACTCATATCATTCAATCCTTTCATTTTTTCATTAATGTAGCTTCTCAAGTAATCTCTAGCATGATAAAATCACAAATAGGATTATAATATTTTGAGATTTTTTGATTTAACAATAATTCTCTGATTATTAGGAATTGAAAACTTTATATCTAAATCAATAAATCCACTATCTGCCCTGGCGGTAATAGAATACTCTGTAATATTAGGTATTTCTTTACCGTCTATCTTTATATAAAATTCATCTTCCGTATCTATAAGTTCTAGTCTTTTCTCCATAATTTAACCTCCTACTCCTATCTTAGTTTTAAACGGTATCCAACCATATTGTGAA